ATTTGATTAACAATAGATTCACTTTCATCATCTTGAGATTCAAAACCTTCCCAATTAGTAATTCTGGTTAAATTTCTGTTTCCTTTGTAATCACTATATAAATTTTTCTTATTAATAGTTGAACCAGGTCCATCAAAAACTAAAATTACTCTTGTTGGATTAATATGTCTAATAGCAAATCCAAGTGATTTTAAGAATCCTGTAAGTCCTCCAATATGATGTCCATGTGGATTCATATGGTTTATAACAGCAAAACTTCTTAAAAAAGTATTCATGGAGTCAACTAGGAGGACTTTTGGTTTTAAGTCCTCCTTAGTTGCTGCTTTTATATTGTCTAGTATAGATTTAAAATCTTTATTCATTTGTGTTATCAAAAATGTCCCTTACATCTTCTGATACTTCATGTTCTTCAATAATATCAAAATCAGAGCTTCCTAAAACTTGTAACCATTCATGTGAGTGTTCTTTTTTATACTCATTAATAGCTTTAGGATCTTCTTCAATAAAACCATGAGGTGTCATAATAACTCTACCCATTGTAGTAACACCATTAATATGATTTTTATCAATAGCTACTTTGGTACGTTTAGCAAACTCAACATCTTTACCATTTTTAGTAGCTTTAATTTTAGATGTGCCTGAATTAGTAATATTACCAAATGTTACAACCAATGTAGAATCAAAAAACATAGTATTACCACCTTTGTTTTTCATTTTGGGCATCTCCATTGGTGACGCTGGTTTGTCAACCCAAATTTTATTAATACAAACTAATGAATTAGTATTAGGTGATGATTCTTTTCTTGATAATAAAATACGTTGATTAACATTATTACCAAATTGAGTACTCATTGCACCAGCATTCCATTCATTATTATTTTTATTTGATTTAACAGACATTTCACATGGTACAGATCCAATTGAATCCCATAAGAAACATAAATCATAAGGTAAATTACCTTTTTTCTGCTCATCTAATAAATCAAGAATAAATTCTGCTACATCTTCAACTGTATTTAATTTACCTCTATCTACATAGATAAAAAATCCATTGTAATCAACTACCTCACCTGTATCTTTATCAACTACTTCATTAACTTGTAATCCCATCATCTTAGCGTGATCCCAAGACCATTTCATCTCAGTAATAATAAACACTGGTAAAATACCCATTTTTTGGGCGTTTACAGCTATCTCAAGTAAAGCTGTAGTTTTACCGGTATCTGAATGGCCACGTAATAATGTTATGTGACCATGCGGAATACCAGGTAATGTTACAATTTCTTGAAAGGCTGGAGATAGTGGAATCCATTTTTGCTCTTTAAATTTAATACTATTAGAGCTAAGAAATTTTGATTTCTTAAAAGAATCTAAACTAAAGGTACCTTTGACAGTACCTGAAACTGTTTCACTAACTGAATTTCCACTTTTTTTAGCCATGTGGATTAGTCGTTAAAAAGTGAATCAAACTCGTCCTCATCAAAATTACTCTTTTTCTTTGGAGCAGGAGCTGAGTAATTTGCTTTTGATGTTTCTTCAACAAATGGACTAGATGTTTCATCTTCTGAAGTTACTGTAGTTTCTTCAACTTCATCTTCAGGATTTAACCAAGCCATCAAAATGTTTTTCATCTCATCAAAATCATACTTTTTGTAAAGACTTAAAACATCTGGTTGTTCATTTAACCACTCTTTAACTTGAGAATTGTTCTCACTTACTGGTGTTTGTTTAGTGCGAACACGAACAGTTGATTTGTTGTATTTAGTACCAGTAACTTCAGGACCAACAGTATCAACAGTCAAATCACGACCATCAACAATTGCTGTGTAATCCCCAATATCTTCATCCTCAGCCATACTAAGAAGTTCAAGATACATTTCTTTACCAAATTCCCACAAACGAACACCTTTTTCTTCTTCTCCACGAACAATTACTGGGGCAAATACTCGCATTTTTGGCTCAATTTTTTTAGCCAATTTCCAGTTTTCTTTGTCACTAGTTTTACGGAGTTGAGATACAAACTCAATAATAGGATCTTTTTCACCCCAGTTGCTTAAAGCAACCATAGAGCGATTTCCTACTCCATAATGGAAAAGAACTTCTTTAAATGGGTTTGATTTATCGAATTTTGAAGGAACAATTCGAACAACCTGTTTTCCTACAGATGGTTTCCAGAAGTACTTTGATCGATCTTCTTTGTTACCACCAGATTTTTTGTTTTGCAGTGATTGCAAACGATTTTTAATTGCATTTAAATCCATACTCATATATTGTAACTTTTTTATTTGATACAAATATAATGAGAAATTTTTAAAATGCCAAACTTAAAGAGAAATTATTTTAAAGATTTTTGTTTGAATTTTTCTTAACTCATTATTTTGAGTTAAAAGAATCATATTTTGATAATCAGGCCAGTTTATTTTATAATATGGATCCATTAATCCACCATTTAAACTTCTTATTAAAGAATTTAAAGCATTAATAGTATACAAAGTATTAGTTTCTTTTTTACGATGTACTAGAATAGTATTATTAAATACTTGATTATCAAAATTAACTGAGTCAATATTGTATGTACAAATATATTCATCTGTTTGTTTTGATTCTAAAACAAATATTTTATCATATAGTATTTTATATTGACCTGTTATAGTAGAGATAGTTTCATTTAGATCTTCTCTTTGAATAAAGGTACAAAACAGTTTATTAGTCACGATTTCATCAATTGGTCGACTGATAAATATGTTATCAATTTTTGAAACCGTAATTTTTTCCATACTGAAATTTTGTTTTAAAACCATTTTTTTCTATAATTGATTTAATATCAATCAAACACTGCTTACTATCATTTTTAGAAAAATCAAATAATATTGAATCATATGTGTATAGTATAATTTTAGTTTGTTTATTTTTTAAATATTTAAATAAATCTGTTAAAATTTTAACATTATTTTCTGTTTCTTTACTTTGAATTAAGTAATTAAATAATTTTTGTGGTGAAGGATTATCAATATTATTTTTAGTTAATCTACGATTTCCTCCTATTAAAACAAAACCTCCATAATTAAAATCATCCCATAGTCTATCAATAAGTGTTATTATATTTTTAAAATAAGGTTTATCTCTTAATTCTGGTTTGATACCACCATATAAATTCTGGAATGTTATTTCTTTGGCTTCTTGTTCATCCACACCCATTATTTCAGCTAAATGTTGATATGGTTTATCTCCTAAATCATAATTAATTAATTTGGCTATAATACTGGGATGGTAAGCTGAGAAATCAAATTCTACTAGAAAATCATTAGATGGTACAAATGATTGTCTAGCTCCATTTTCTTTAGGTAAAGCTGCAAAATTAATATTATTAAATGCATTACTAGGTCTTGTAGTGATATTATATAAATTAAATTTAGTATGAATTTTGTTTTTAGTTATAGAAAACTCATCATGGTTTGTTTCAAAATAATTTTTAAACTTTGATGGTGATATTTTTATACCACTTTCTTCTATAATTTTAAATACACCAGTATATTCATAATCAAAATATAGATCAATTTTGTTATCTAAATATGTTTCAACTAATGGATAAATAGATTCCCATTTTTCATAATGTTTTGAAATTGGAATTAAAGAATTAACATTATTCCTAAAATAATGTTGTCTATAGAAATGATTGTGAGTAACTGTGTTAAATTCATGAGATTTAATAGCATCTTTTCCATTATTTAATATTTTAAAATTAATATCAGTACATTTTATAGCATCCTGGATAAAGTAATCATGAAATTTTTTATCTAAAACATGAATTATTTTATGTTTTTTGATAAATTCTAATACTTGAGACCAATCTAAATTAAATGATTCTGTATGGTTTATAGGTAATATATATCCTTTAGTTTGACTACATCTGTAATAAACACAACTAACACCAATCAATTTAGGATGATATAAATCATTGCCTGGTATGATATTTACAAAACAGCTGTCATAACAACTATGTTTTTTTAAGAATTCAAGCTGTTCAGATGTTTCAATTATATAATGCATTTAGTTAATTATAGTAAAAAATACTATAAAAGCCAAACTTAAGGTTCTATAATCGCCTTTTCAATTAAATTAGTTAAATATAAATTAATTTCAGGGCAACGTTTTTCAGCGTCTTCTACAGAACGTTTATTAGAACTATATACTCCAGGTTTTACTAATATATTATTTTTGTATTGATCAGATAATGGTCCTCTTACTCTCCATAATAATGTTACAAAAATATACATATCAGAATGATACTGAGTAGGATTTTGTATAGCACTTTTATATGTTAATTCACTAATTTCATCAAATTTAGGACTTGAAGAAGCTTTATATTTAACAAAATATCTAGATAAAAATCCTAATTCATAATCTTTATTACTAACTTCAAAATTACTTGGTATTATAGGTGAAGCATTAGCACCTAATATATTTGAAGTTTTATTAAGTTTATTATATATTATTACATTAACATCAGATGATGAATTTTTATCAACAAATGGAGTAGGTATAAAAGAAACTAATAAAACAGACTCATTAGTATGTGTTTGTCCTGTCCAAACATTATCAAAATTATCTTTATGATAATACCCAATATATTCTACATTAGTGGATATTTTATATTCTCCACCATCTGTATAATAATATTTTTGTTTTATTTGTCCTTTAGGTATATACATTAGTTTCTATGTGATGTGTATGGTGCTCTTGAAGCAGCCCCATCATTTATATTTCCTGAGGCTCCACCTCTTCCACCTGTAATTTGATAATATTTAATGAATTCTGAGTTAATAGCTATTTTACCTTCATTTCCCAGAGTATTTGTTCCTATAATTAGTTTTAAGTCATATTTATCATAAATAGGAGAACTAGAATATGTATTTAACAAACCAGTAGAAGCTAATATTTGATTATCTAAAGTACCTGCGTAAACATCATGTAGTACTCTTAAATCAGGTGTTGTACCGGTTATATTATCTAAATAATCTTGTATATTTTTTCTTAGTATATCTGTTGAAAAATTTATATAATTAATTGATACATCCTTTGGTGGAGAATTTTGGTTGGATGGACGAAGTGTTATTGTAGTTGTTTGTTGAACTAATGTTTTATCCCAAATAGGAGAATTAGGTGTTAATGGAGTATTTGTAGTTGTATCAGCTATTGCTTTTCTTATAGGTATATATAAACTAGGATCAAATGCCTCAAAAGTTGATGAATCACTATAATTATTAGCTTCATAAATACTTATTTCTTGCTTATATTTATCAAGAAGTTGACTATATGTTGTAGTTTCAGTAGAACTTAATCTTAAACTTTTAATACTAGTTGATGTGTTATTTATAACATTATTTATCCAATCTTTAGCAAATTCTGTGTACCCATAATTATCAGCTGTTGGTACTGTTAGTCCTGTACTAGTTACAAATGAAGCTTGTTTAGCAGGATACCATTCTTCAGAACCAGCTTTATTTATAAAATCTCCAACATTATTAGAACCTGCTGCATCAAAATATTCTAACGGTTGATCAGAAGTTGTAGCTTGATAAAATTTATTTAAAGCTTGGTATCTATAAGTAGAATTAATATTAGTAACAGCTGTTGAAGTATCATTAATATCAGAATAAACATTAGAACCAACAGCATTAGAATTTGTTAAATCAGCAAACATATAACTAGCTAAAGATTTATTAGCTAAAAAATATATATAATCTCTTAAAATAATATAATTTAAACTTTTTTTAAGATATTTACTAACTAATTCTTGTACTTTTCTAATTCTAGCTGTATTTAATGCTTTACTTAAAGTGCCTACTCTTTTATCACGTGTACCAAGATCATCATCTAATAAACATATTTGAGTTTTAATTGTTGTGATCCAATCATTTTTAGATAAATCATGGCTAATTCCAGTAATAATAAATCCTAAATTTTTGTTATAGTAATCTTTAGGTAATATATTTTTATTAACTGTAAAAATTTGGCCTATAACAAATCCACCAATACCATCTAAAACCATTTCTAATTCAAAAGGTATTAAAGCTTTAAAATTAATTTCTGGATTAAATTGTAATAGTATAGTTCTTAAAGTTGATGAAGAAGCAGATGGATTAGGAGGGTTGGAAATTTGATATTGGTCATCACCTAAAGCACCTTGAGCAAAATAATAAGGTTGACCTATAACATATTGTTTTATATATGATACTAATAAAAATAATTTATTATATAAAGCATCAGATGAATTAGATATACCTGTAGAAGTTGGATTTGAAGTATTTGATACTCCTGGAAGGTTTTTATTTAATACTAATCTATCTGTTAATCCAGCATTAAATATAGTTTGGGATGATGAATAAATATCTCCTATGTTGGCTTTGGATTGGGCTGCTATTCCAATCATTGTTGATTGTTCTTGGAATATTCTAGATGTTATATTTACATCTCGACAAATGCTTTTTAAACCTAACAAATCAAATTGAAATTTTTTATTAGTTTTAGATTCATTTGGGTCTTCAACATAATAAGTATCACCTATTATAATTTTATTTTCTTTAGGAAATACTTTAAAGTTATTTAACCCACCTAGAGATGTAGATAAACCATTTAAAATATTTTGAACATAATCTAAAAGATTAACACCATCATCATTAGTTGATGAATTCATATTTTTAAAAATACCTAATAGATAATCTATATTTATATAAATGTTTTTAAGTATACCTAATCTTTTAGTAGCATCATAAAAATTTAATAATGATTTATTGCTTGTACCATTTTTATATGTTAATTTTGATAAAACTCCTTTATTTTTATTTAAAGTATAAGGTCTATCATAAATGTAATTAATCTCAGGAAAAGCTAAAGGGTTATTAACATAACATACTGTTGGATCTATAGATATAGAATCAGGAGCTGCTAAACAATAATTAATATTTGTTGGAATTTCAAAATATAGATATTTACTATTATTACTTGGATCAACTAATAAAAAATAAGAATCCATTAAAGCTATCCATACATCAAAAGAAATATATTCATTGTATATATTAATACTATCTCCTTGAGTTGTACTAGTAGTAATATTTTTTTTCAAATAAGGTTGTTTAGCAAATCCTCCTGTTGAAGAAGTATTTAAATAAGTATCAAATAAAGTTTTATGTCCTCTAGCTGACATTTTATTACCTAATTCAGTAATAATTTCATTTACTTTTATATCAGACAAATTAACATTATTATAAGAACCATTTTCAAGAAAATCAGCTGAATCACTTGATGCTTTTAATGTTAATAATATTTTTTCATAATCTGTATATTGATATGATTTTTGAGTTTCTGGATCAGCAAATATATTTGTTTCATCTCCTAATTGAGATGTGTTAGATGATATTTTTAAAGAAGATATTACTTCACCAACAGAAATTAAAGTAGTTGTACATTCAAAACCACCATTATCTAACATTGTCCAGTTAAAATTTTTAACATAACCTAACATAGAGTCATAGTTACATTTTGCTTTTTTAACTTTATCATCTATAATATTATAAATGTTATCAATATTTAAATTTTTATCATAAACATTTATAAATGGATGTGTAAAATTACTAATAGTAAATAATTTAGAATTAATAGTAGTTGGTTTTGATACATTACTAATGTTTTGATAAATTTGATCTGTGTAATCAATATATTTAGACCAACCCCATTCTAATATAACTGAATATCCTGGTCTCATAAAAAGAATTTCTAGTTCTTCTAATTGATGTCTATCCCAACAATAAAATTTTACAACTGCTTCTCTTAAAGAACCATAAGCACTTTTGCTACTTATTTGAACACTAGAGATGCCAGGCATTGGTCTAATACCAAATGGTCTATCTAATCTATTAATATTTCTATATGATGGATAATCTAAATTACTTCCATAAACAGAATTAGCTTTATCAATACCATATCTTAAAGAGGATGAATAATTTGTTTCATAAGGTACACCACCAAATAAAACATACTTTCTTGATAATTCATCACCTTGGTATAAACCATCAGAAGATATATTTACCTCATTAGATTCACCTATTTGAACATCATTACCACTATCATAATTTACTAATGAAGTCATTTTAACCCATGAGTTTTTTGTTTGATAACCAACAAAAGTACCATTAGGATTATTGTTTCCATCCCTATTTTCTTGGGCTATAACTTCTTGTCTAGCCCTAAGTTGAGCTATAACTTCTGGTTTTAATGTATCTTTGAATATTGACATAACTTTTTATATTTTAAGAATTTAACTCTTCATAAGCTGCTAAAATAGCTAGAATATCTAAAGGTATTCTAAATTGGACACCTAAATTAGGGTATAATGAATCTTTTTTTATTGTTGGATTCGCTACTTGTAATATCCACCATAAAGTTGAATCACCGTAAAATTGATAAGCTAAATTATCTAATCTATCACCTCTAACTGTTATAATATATAAATCATCATTAGATATAGGTATTTCTGGGTATCTAGTTGATGTATAATATCTTTTACCAGTAGGAGTTTTTGTTTGTAATATGTCTTGATAACGATTCAATTTTAATTTATATTTTTTATATTTTTTGTTATTGGTAAATATTTGTTTGAATAAACAGGTACATTATTTACTTGTTTTTCTACAAATCCATATTCATAAGCTTTAATATCTGGTGTAATAAATGGAGCTGTATATTTGTCAATAGTGTTTCTTCTTGGAACAAATGTATGAATTGGTTTAAAATTAAGAGCTACTTTAAATGATTTTGGTAATTCATATTGGTCAGTATCAACACCTAAACCTTCAGGTTCATTTAAACCTAATTCCCAGTTATTGTCAAAGAAATTAGATAAACGCAAAGATGTAATAATACCTGGTTGTCTATATATGTAATCACCTATTGTTAGATAATGATAATTACCACGCATTAGTAACTGTTTATTATAATCAGGTGCTAATGATGACATTAAATAATTCATTTTATTCCATAATGGAGCCATCTCATAAGCTGTATGGGCAAATACTGTAAATGTTAATGAAATATCTCTAGAAAAACCTTCATAAACATAAAAAGGTTCACCTCTTCCCATATATCTATATTCATTCCATTTAGCTTCAAAATCATCATCCATTGTATCAATGTAAGCTCTAAAAGCTAATACTTCATTATTTTTAGAACCGGGTTTGTCATTATTATTAACTTCAATTCTAAATTTAATTATATCACGGGCAAAATAACCTGATAATTTATCTTTATATTCTTCTCCATTTTGAAAATTTCCTATAACATCAGTACTTAAAGTTGTAGCTCCTTTAGATGTATTATAAAAAGTACTAGCTGGGAGAATATTAATTGTATTAATTGAATCTACATTACCAATATTATTTTGAAATGAGGAATTATTATCTCCTGGGTTATTTTTATAAGCTGGATTTATATTGGTTGATATACCAATTCTGTTTTCAATATTATAATGTGGATAATCTGTTATGCTAATATCAGAATTATTTAAATATCTAAAATCCTTAAAATCTACATTAAAATTTGTATTTGATAAAGTATTATCACTATTAAATTTATTAGTCCAAGCTACATTAAAATTATTAATTTCTTCATAAGTAAAAAAATTACCATATGCTCCACCATACTCAACTAAAAGTCTATCATAGTCTGTTGTAGCATCTTTACCATATGTGTTTGGAGTTGTTTGTATAATAGTTTTACCTAAACCATAAACAGAATCTGGTCCACCATTATATTCTTGTAAATAAGTTGATGATAAAGCACTAGCATCAATACCAGATATATTATAATAATAACTGACTAATCTATTAGCTAATGGATTTCCTTGATCAAAAAATCCTTTATTTAAAGTAGCGGTTCCACTTTCCCCATTACTTAGATTACCACCATATGGTCTTTGTCCAAAAAATATACCATTTTGATCATAATGTAATCCTAAAGGAGAAGTAGCAGCATTAGTAATAACATCAAGAGGGTTATATACTCTATTATAAGTTATATTAGAATTACCATTTTCACTCTCAACAGAAGAACCATTAGCACCCGCTAATAATTCAAATCTAGGATTTGATAATTGTAAACCAAATTGTTTAATTAAAAATAGAGCTCCTTTACCTCCATTTTTTGTATCACCGAAAAATTTAACTAATCTAGTTACATCTCTACCTACAGACAAAGCTGTATTGATTACACCTCCTCTAATCAATCCATCATCAAATAAAGAATATTGTAAATCAGGATTAATTCCTACTTGAATATAAGGTTGTCCACTATAACCTCCACCTAAGAGATCATTACTATAAGGTAAACTTGTTTGTTGAAAGTTTCCAATCCCTGAATAGTAGGGAAATGTTGGTATATTATTAACTAGATCTTTTAAAAACGGCATTAATATCTACCATCAATTGGTCCTAAATCCTTATATGTATTTTGTCCGTTAGATTTTACACCACCTAATGATGGGTAATAAGGAATACCTTCAAGACCATGAGGATTAGAAATTGGAGGGACTGATGGTCCTGCTTGATAAGGATAAAGTGGGATTTGTTTAGATAATCTACCTGTGATTAAATCTTGAGACAATAATAAAGCTCCACCATTAGAAGTTAAAGCTTGAATTGGGGATGTTGTTCTTTGACCTTCATTTTCAAAAGAAGGGCCTGGGGTTCCTTGTAAACTTAAGTTTTTAGGTGTTGGTCCGGTTAACTGATCTATGATTGGCATAATAATTGAGTATTTTATTATAAATATTGAATTTATTTAAATTTAAGCTAAGTTTTTAGTACTAGCTTCAGCTTGTGCTGTATTTAAGTCCCTTAAATCTTTACCAGCTATATTAACTTTAACATCAGCTGTTAATGGTTTTTGGTTCTGTTTTTCTAAGGTATTATTAATTTTATTTAATAAAGCTACTTGTTCTCTATTGTTAGCTACATTAGCTGTAGCTACAGTTGCTGAAGTACTTACCCCTCCGCCTGTTGGAGAGGAAGAAGTTATTCCACCACCACCTCCACCACCTTCACCACTTTCAAAAGCTTTTCCAATAGCAGCTTCAGCTATAGCAAAAGCGGCTAACCCACCTAATATACCAGCTATATTACCAGCAAAAGCTGAAGATAATGCTGCCATAGTTGCACCACGTCTCATTTGAATAGAAAATAATTTAGCTCCTCTAATCATTCCTGGAATACCGGTAGCTACTAATTTAGCTATATTTGAGCCTATATTAAAGGCTATAATACCACCAATTACTCTAAATATATTTTTTAAAGCGTCTGCTTTAGTTAACATATCTGTTAAATTATGAAGAAGAGTACCTACAGGACCTTCAGCTAATTTTAATATATTTGTTTGTAGAGTTTCAATTAAAGCATTAAATTTTTCTTGTAATGAAACTTGTTCATATTGTTTAACTAATTGCTCACCATTAGCTGTTTGCTTTATTTGATTTAAAAATTGTTGTTTAGCAGTTTGGTCTTTAATAGAATCAGCTTGATCTTTTAATTGCTCAAATGTACCAAATCCTGTTTCTTGTAACATCTTTTGTTGCTTTAAAGCATCAGCCATTTCATCAGCTGTTAATCCAACAGAATCAGCTAACGCTCTTTGTTGGATAACATTTAATTCTTGAAAAGAAGATAAACCACCAGCTTGTTGAATTAAATCAGCTGCTGCTGCTGCACTATCTCCTTGTAAAGCTAAAGCTCTAGCTCTTTCAAAATTTAATTGTCTACCTAAAAGTAACTCAGCTTTTAATTCATTTTCAATAGATGTTTCAAAATCTAACAAAGAATCAGCAGACTTAGCTGTTTCATCTAATGTTAATCCTAATTTTTGAGCTTGTATAACAGCTTGAGCTAATAATTTAGGATTGTTTTTATATTGAGCCGCTAATTGACCAGAAACTTTTGCTACATCAGAAAGTACCTTTCTAAAATTAAGTGTAATACCTGTTTCTTGTCTTAATTGAACAACTTGATCTCCAATACTATTTGTTACACTTTCAGTTGATTGACTATTTAATAAACCTAATTTTAATAAATTAGCAGCTTCAGCACTTTGTAAACCTAATTGTTTTGTTAAAAATACTTGGTCAGCTACTTGTTTATCTGTGAATACAGTTCCAGTACCTAAAGAAGCATTTAATTCATTATTAGCTTGGACTTGGGCTTTTAATGTAAATAAAGCAGCGTTTAAATTTGAGTTTAAATTCTTAGCATTATATTGAGTAGCTTGAAAAGTACTTGTTAATTTTTCAGCGTTTTCTCTAGATATACCTAAATTTCTAGCAAAATCTGTTGTAGCTTGATCTAATTCAAGTATACCTTTAATTAATCCTGCTAAAGTTAATGTTTCAAGTACTGAATTTATTTTTAAAGTAGATCCAATACTTTTTAAAGATTCTTTTTGTTTATCTGTTAATTGTAATTGTTTTTTTAAGTATTCAATATAATCTTTGTTAGCATCATTATTAGCTTGAGCAAATTTTAATTTAGCTTTAGTATTTTGAACTAAGTTTTTATCAACTTCTTCTTGTTCTTTAAGTGTAATCAATTGTGATCCTAATAAAGCTGCCTGATCACCATACATTACTACTAGATCAGCTTGATCTGCTTGAATTATATTTGTTAATTCTGCTACTCTATTTTCATGACCTTCAATAACACCTTTTAATCTACTAATACTAGATATTATATTTTGTTGTTCTGTTAAGTCAGTAATTGTACCATTATTGATTCCAGCTGTAATCTCTGCTAATTTAAGTTCTTTAGCTCTTAATTCTGTTAATCTATCACTTAATTTTCTTTTAGATTCAAAACCTTGTACAATTTTTTTCTCTAATTCTTGCTCTTTAGCTGTACCACTTTGTAACTTATTAGTTAAATCATTTATTTTTCCTAAAGTTATACGTTGCTTTGTTAAAGCTTCATCTAATTTATCTTGTAATTCAAATTGGTTTCCACCTTCTTTATTTATTTCCTTTATAGTAGCTAATTGTTCTTTTAATTTTTCTTGAAAATCAGCTGCTTTATCAAAAATATCTCTTAATATAGTCTGTTGTGTAGAAAATGCTTGGTTAGCAGCATTAACTAAATTTGGATCAATATTTGGATTTTGTGGGTTGGTCATTTATATATAAATATTAAAGGCGCCTATTTTTTAGACGCCTTTGTTGTTATATCTGGTTTTAATAATGGATTTTTTGAATTTGGTTCTAATGTTTGTTTATTACTATTTGCTTTATCCCATTCTTCTTTTTGTTTTTCATGAAATTCATTTATCTTTCTTATATGAAATCTTCTAGTTGTAATAGGCATATCATATACTTCACTCCATAAAAAACCACCTCCACCATGATAAACTAGATCT